AAGGTGGCAAAATCACCGAAGTCGTTGTAGCCGAAGCCCCAGAACCCGCCGAGGAAGTCGCCGTTGCTGCTGAGATAACCCCCGAAGTTGCAGGTGAAGTGGTGAGTGAAATCGCCGAAGGCTATCCGATGGTGGACCCATTGATGGTTGAGGAAATCGTCAAGAAGCACCTCGTCAGCATCATGGAAGAACTGAAGGCCGCCTACGCTGAAATGGGTAAAATGAAGGAGAAAATGTCCGCATTTGCCTCGCAGATGGAAACCATGACCGACATCGTGGAGAAGGTCGCCGAACTCCCATCGGAAGCCCCCAAGCCAACCGCCTCCGCTATTGTGGAGCAACGGAAGACCGCCGCAACGCAGAACTTCAACGCCCTCGCCCAAGCAATCCAGAATCTTAAAAAATCCAATTAATCCTTAACCCCCTTAAAACAAAACCATGAGTTACTCATTCGTTTCCCCGCTGACTACTTATACCGAGCAGCAGCGGCTTCCGCTCATCACCAAGGCCGTATTCTCGGCCCGCACCGCTTCCTTGTTTACCAAGCAGGTGGGCATCAAGTCAGCCGCTGCCCTCAACTTGATGGACACGGATGCTGCCCTTGCTGCGGGTACTGCCTGCGGATGGACCGCAGCAGGAACCACAACCTTCACACAAAGGAATATCACCGTTGCACCCATGAAAGTTCAAGAGGCTCTTTGCCCTCGTTCGCTGGAACAATACTGGATGCAGTCGCAGTTGACCGCTGGTTCTACCTACGACGGCGTTCCGTTTGAGCAGGCTTTCTCCGAACAGAAAGCCCTTCGCATCGCTGAAGCGTTGGAGAACGCTATTTGGTCGGGTTCCACCTTGGTGACTGGTTTGCTGACAATCTTGAACGCTGCATCGGGTTCTACCGTATCGGGTAACACCGCTGCCGTGTCTGCCTCTACTGGTATCACCACGGGCAACGCTATCAGCATTTTTGACAACATCTACAACCGCATTCCGCAGGCCATCTTGACCCGCAACGACTTGGTTATCTTCTGCGGTTGGGACACTTTCCGCACCTTGATTGGAGCGTTGAAGTCGACCGCCAGCGTGCTTTACAACCAAGTTGACCTGCAAGGGTTGGCCGATGGTGACATCATCTACCCTGGCACAAATGTCCGTGTCGTTGCAGTCCCAGGCTTGCTTGGTTACAACCGCATGGTTTGCAGTTACCTCGGTAACTTCTTCTACGGAACCGACCTGCTCTCCGACGAGGAAAACTTCAGCCTGTGGTACTCGCAGGACAACGATGAAGTCCGCTTCCAAGCCGCCTTCAAAGTTGGTGTCCAAGTCGCTTACCCTGACCTCATTGTTGACTGGAGATTGGCCTAAGTGTAAGGGGGGAGGGAAACTTCCCCCCGCTTTTTTAGTATAACATAACCCTCTAAAAATACACTATGTCTTGCTCCCTAACTACGGGCTACGCCCTCGGATGCCGCAACTCGGTTGGCGGTATCAAAACAATCTTCGTGCAAACCTTCAACCCAACGGGAACGGTCGCCAATACGACTGGCTCCGTGTCGGGAACCCTTGCAGGTACTTGGTTTGAATACGATTTAACCAAAGCGACCTCCAGCATGACCGAAACGCTGAATGCGTCGGTTGAGAATGGAACGCTTTTCTACACTCCCGAACTGACCTTCACCATCAACAAGTTGCAGACGACCGTCCGCAATGAGTTGCGCCTGTTGGCCCAAAATCGGGTGTACGCAATTGTCCTTGACAACAACGACCGCTACTGGTTCCTCGGTGCGGCCAACGGCTTGGAAGTGTCTGCTGGAACCGCTGGAACGGGTACTGCATTTGGCGACAGGAGCGGCTACGAGTTGACCCTTTCGGGCATGGAGCCGAATCCGATGCTGAATGTTTTGGTATCTCAATTCACGGTAGCGACCGCACAAATCAGCGGGTCGTAGCGTATCTTTGACCTGCGGGTTCTCATACGCCCGCATGGTTTAGTGGTCTGGGCCATCTCGCAAGGGGTGGCCCTTTTTTTTGTACCTTTGGGCATGAGAATTTGCATCGTTTACAACGCCCACCCGACGGGGTGCTCCTTCTACCGATTGGAGATGCCGAACGCCTACCTCGGTGACAACTACACCGAGTTCGATTATGTGTGTGTCGATAACATCGCCAATGTCAAGGATGAAGACCTAAAGACGGTCGATGTGTGGCTTTTCAATCGTCTTTGGTGCCAAGGTACGCTGGACCAAATTCGTAAGGTCTACGAGGCTCTAACAGCGTTTGGGGCGAAGGTAATCTTGGACCTTGATGACTACTGGGTGCTGGAGAGCGGACACATCATGTATCGGCACTATTTGTCCACCAAGTTGGATGAGCAGATTCGGGAGCATATCCGCTTGGCCGACCATGTGACCACCACCACGGAACACTTGGCGCAGAAGATACGCCTGCTCAACAAGGCCGTTACCATCCTGCCGAATGAGCCGTACGAAGCCTATCAGCAGTACTTGCCCGACACGAACGCCGAACCCGAACCGCACCTGTTCAAGATTGGCTGGTTTGGCGGGGCGCAGCACCAAGAGGACATCGCCTTGGTGGAGCATTCGTTTTCCCTGCTGGCCCATGACCGTTCCCTTGACGGCCGTTACAAAATCTACCTTGGCGGGTGGAACGATGGGAATGCCGTCTATGACGACTACGAGCGGATGCTATCCTGCCGTGGGCTGAACAAGAACTACGGACGCATCCAAGCCGCAGACATCTATTCCTATGTGGGCGGTTACAATTTCATCAACGCCACTATCGCCCCGCTCCGTGATACCAAGTTCAACAGGCTTAAAAGCGAACTGAAGGTCGTGGAAGCGGGCTGGATGGGCAAGGCTATCATCGCCTCGGAAACCATCCCCTACACGGACATCATCACCCACGGCCACAACGGGTTGCTCATACCCTACGGGAAGAAGGATGCTTGGTACAAGGCGGTGAGGAAGTTCGTGAACGAGCCCGACTACGCCAAGGGACTGGCCGTGCAGTTGTCCAAAGATGTTCGGGAGCGGTTTGACATCAGCAAGACCGCCGAGCGGAGGGCCGAACTCTACCGCAGTATCGGGCGCAAATTGTGAAATTCGGGCGCATCCTACATTTAGGGGTAGAGTGATATACCTATCCCCCAACACCACGAACACCATCGTCGTCACTTGGACGCAGCGGGCCTCTACGGGGGACCGTTACATCTTGCGGCTGACCAACATCGCCAAGAACCTGACCACCGACTTCACGCTGCTGAAATCGGCCAACCTTTCTTCCTACACGAACCGCTATGACAAATTTCAGATTACCGTGGGGTCGCTTGAAACAGGCTCGTATCGTTATGAAGTTTACGATACCAGTAGCACGGTTGGTGCAGCCGTTGCGGTGGTTGAAACGGGCTTGGCGTATGTACAGGTAGTTTCGCTGACCTTCAACACCTTCGCCAATTCCATCCAGTACACCGTCTTCGGCTCGTCCGATGAGCGAGTGTTTGATTCCACCTTTGACCAATCTTTCGCATGAGCGTACAAACCCGCAGTCAGTTGGTAGCATCTGCTGCCACCATCACATCCGAAACCGCCGCAGGAGCGAACACCGCCGCCCGTGTGGGTGGACTATTCGACGACCTCGCAGATACAGCCACCTTGGACCGAGAGCGGGGCGTTGCAAACCTGTACCTGGACGAATCCAAGAACTTCACCCCGACCCAAGGGCAAGCCGTCAAGTTGACAACCCCGCTGAAGTCGGGGCTGCTTTCAACCTACAACTTTTCACGCACAACCACCGCCATCACCTACACGGGGACAACGAGTGCGGCCTTGCGGGTGTCGGCCAGCATGGTGTTCTCGCAGGGGAACGGCAACCAAATAATCATCTACATCGCCAAGAACGGAACCATCATTCCGCAGTCCATGACCGACATCACCACGGGCCACAACAACGGCCATGCGGTCACGCTTGAAGCGATTCTGCAAGGGGCAGTCAATGACGAGTTCACCATCTACATCAACGCCGTGAACGATGGCGGTGCTATCACGATTTCGGCCCTCAACTTCACCGTCCATACCCTATGAGCAGCATAAAGCAATCGTTCACCCAATGGCTTGGGATTGAACACAAGGTCCCCGTCATGCTTGAAAACAAGGCGGGCAAGTACATCACCTACGGGGCGTTCAACGAGTACCCCTACTATCTGCTGGACAACTACCGCCGAAGCAGCAAGCACAACGCCATCGTCAACGGGAAGGTCAACTACATCGTGGGCGGTGGATGGCAACCAGGTGAAAAGATGACCGTGGAGCAGCAGGCAAGGTATGCCAAGTTTTTTGACGGGTTGAGCGAGCATGACGACCTCAACGACATCACCGAGAAACTCGTCCTTGACTTGGAACTATTCAACGGGTTTGCCGTTGCGGTGACTTGGAACAAAATGGGAACCATTGCCAAGATGGAGCATATTCCCTTTGAAAAAATCCGAGTGGACAAGGACGAGCGGATGTTTCAGGTGGCCGATTGGTATGATGACGCAATGATTCAACTCTACCCCAAGATTGGGGATGTAGAGAAAATCCCTGCCTTTGATGCTGACAACCGAATCGGCAAGCAGTTGTTCTATTACAGGGTCTATGCCGCAGGCGTGAAGTCCTATCCCCTCCCCGAATACATGGGAGGCTTGGCGTGGATTGAGGCCGATGTGCAGGTGGCGAACTTTCACAATAACAACCTGCGAAACAACTTTTGGGGTGGGTATTTAATCAACTTCAACAACGGGATTCCTACACCCGAAGAGCAGGGCGACATTGAGCGTCAAATAAAGCGCAAGTTCAGCGGGACTGACAATGCGGGCCGATTCGTTGTGACCTTCAACGACGATGTGTCCAAAGCCCCGACGCTGGAACCGCTCACACCGAGCGACATGGACAAGCAGTTTGAGATTTTGAACAAGGCCATCCAGTCCGAAATCTTTATTTCGCACAGGGTCGTGAACCCCATGCTATTCGGAGTGAAGACCGAAGGCCAACTGGGAGGACGGCAGGAACTGGTTGAGGCGTACGAACTATTCAAGGCGACCTATGTCAACGACCGAGTGCGGAAGGTGGAGCGGATGATTAACTACTTGGGTTCGTTCAATGGCGTGGAGGGAATGGAACTGATTCCTGTGGAACCCATCACGGAGCGACTATCCGAGCAAGCCCTGCTCACCATTATGACCCCTGAAGAACTGCGTGAGAAAGCGGGCCTTCCTGCATTGGAAAAGCAACCAGCCGATGTGGTTGGACCGAATCCCCAACCCGACGAACAACCGCAAACGCCCATGGTCATGGGCAACGACAACATCAAGAAACTATCGGGCCGTGAGTACCAAAACCTCATGCGTATCGTTCGGCATTACGCCCAAGAAAAAATCACGCTGGAGATGGCCCGCACGATGCTATCCGCTGGATTCGGTCTAACCCCCGAAGAAGTGAACACCCTGCTCGGAGTGCAGGAGCAGGCGTTTTCCGAGCCTACATGGGGCGAGGAAGACACCGAGGACTACGGATGGGGGGACGAGGAATTCAAGGTCTTGGAGGTGGTCGCAAGCAAGTTTGGGAGCAGTTCCGACGACTATGTGGTCATGCATAGCAAGCCAATGCGGTTTGATGCCGACTTAGACGACCAAGTGCGTCAAGCCTTCGCTGAACTGGGGGAGGAAGAAAAGGAACTGGATAAAAAAATTGAAGCCTACCGCAAGAAGAATCGGGACGCATCCGTGGAAGAAATGGCCAAGGAGTTCGGAGTGAGCAAAGCGAAGGTCGCCAAGCGGGTGGCATACTTGATTACCAAAAACCGTTACCCCATCGCAAGAGCCGTGGACCAAATCTCCAAGGAAGGAGCCAAGCCAACGGATGAACCCGTGTTGGAGGTCCGCTATAAATACGCATGGGCCGCTGGTTTCAGCAACAAGGACAAGAGGACGAGCCGTGAGTTCTGCAAGGTCATGTTGGACCTCGCTGACCAAGGCAAGGTGTACACACGGGACGACATCAATGGTATTTCCAACATCATGGGCTACTCCGTTTGGAACCGCCGTGGGGGTTGGTATCATACGGCCAGCGGAGTGAACCGCCCGCAATGCCGCCATGTATGGGAGCAGCAGTTGGTAATCCGCAAAGGCAACAAAATCACGAAAGCATGAAGGCACTATTCATATCCGAACAAACCCTGCTGGACAACTCGGTCATAAACGAGAATGTTTCCTTTACGCAGATTCGGCCCACCATCGTGAAGGTCCAAGAGATGCGGATTCAGCCTATCGTTGGGTCTGCCCTGTACTCGGAAATGGTGGGACAAGTGGTCAGCGGCACAACCACGGCATTGAACACGACGCTATTGGAGGACTACATCCAACCCGCCATGGTGCAATGGCTCTACTACGAGTTACCCATGGTATTGGCCTTTAAATACATGAACAAGGGAATGGTCCGCAGAACCAGTGAGGAATCTTCCCAAATGTCCATGGACGAGATTACCCGCCTCACCGACAAAGTGAAGAACGATGCCGAGTGGTACTCGGAGCGAATCACCCGCTACCTCATGGAGC